TGGAGTTAGTCGGCGGGGCTTATACGCTTACGAGGCTAACGATGACAGTAACATCGAGCGCACACATAGAAAACCATTGCCGTATTGTCTTGGAAAAGTTTATGCAGCGTGAACTTATACGACTTAGTGGTGTAATAATCGGTGAGGCTTACGATGGCAGTAGTGATGTATTTGACCTGATAGACTTTGCGCAAAACGGAGTAAAAGAGATATTAGAAAACGTACCTGAAGGTAACACAGCTACACCCATTGGTGAAACGTACAGCGAAATATTGATGGACATTGAAGAAAAGAAAAACAACCCAGATACCTTACTTGGAATTGACACAGGTTACCAGGAAATAAACGATGCTATTTTTGGATGGCAGCCGGGGGAGTTGGTTATCTTAGCTGCACGACCTGCGATGGGAAAATGTTTTGGTAAAGGTACTAAGATATTAATGTTTGACGGGTCTTTTAAGAATGTGGAAGATATAGTAATAGGCGATAAAATAATGGGGGATGACAGTACATGCAGAAACGTATTAAACACAGGTACAGGGCGTGAACAAATGTATTGGATAAGGCAGAAAATAGGTATTGATTATCGAGTGAATGAAAGTCATATTTTATCCTTGAAACGTAGCAGAAACGAATACTCAAAAAAGCATGGCGAAGTATTGAACATAGAGGTACGTGAATTTATTACTAAATCTGATAAGTTTAAATCTAATTTCAAAGGGTATAAAAAGGCTGTACAATTCCAAACTAAAAAACTACCTATACCACCATATTTATTAGGCTTGTGGCTTGGTGATGGCAGTAGCGCAAAACCTGAAATAACAAAGCCTGATATTGAGATACGCAACTATTTGCAAGAGTACGCAGATAACAACGGGTACACGTTAAGGATTGACAATGAACATGGCAATAAATGTACCAGCTATGCCATTGTAGCAAAGCACAGGAATAAAAGTAAAAATTTCGTTTCCGTACTACGTGAATTAAATGTTCTAAAAAATAAGCACATACCTACCGATTTTTTAATTAATTCAAGACACAACAGGCTGCAATTACTTGCTGGATTGATAGATACTGATGGATATTTGATTGCTGATTATGGATATGAAGTAGTGCAAAAAAGTAAACTGCTAATAGAGCAAATAAAGTATTTAGCAGATACGCTCGGATTTAAAACAATAGTTAAAAACAAAATAGTAAACGGCATAGCTTATTACAGGCTTAACATATACGGCGATGTTTCTAAAATACCTTGCAAAATCGGCAGGAAAATTGCACCCGAAAGGAAAGGTAAAAGCGATATGACTATACAGGCTATTTCTATTGAAAAAGACATAGTAGATGACTATTACGGTTTTGAGATAGATGGCAATAAGTTGTTTATGCTTGAAGATTGCACAGTTACACATAATACCGCATTTGCCCTAAACCTTGCATTAAACGGCGCAACTTCCCACATCAATAGGGCCGATGTGCTGATATATTCCCTTGAGGCTACTAAGAAAGAATTGGTAAAGCGTATGGCAGCCTGCAAGAATGATGTGTACTACGGTGCAATCAGGAAAGGTATTTTAACCGAATATCAGGAAAAGTTAATGATTGATGGCTTTAAAGACTTCCATAACATTAAAATACGCATAGACGATAAGACCCAAAAGTTAACGCACATCATTAATTCCATCCGCCTGCACAAAAAGAAACGCCCAGAACTGAAACTGATAATCATTGACTACCTGCAACTGATAGAGGTGCAAAGGCAGTATGGCGGCAACAGGGAACAGGACGTAAGCACTATCACAAGGCAGTTAAAACTACTTGCCAAAGAATTAGACCTATCGATTATAGCCCTATCGCAGTTAAACCGTCAGGTAGAGGCAAGGACTAATAAAAAGCCGCAGTTAGCAGACCTCAGAGAGAGCGGAGCAATCGAACAGGATGCCAACCTTGTGATGATGATATGGCACGAAGTAACAGCAAACCGTGATGACAAAGGCAACGACATTGTAAATACACACATACTGTTTGTAAAATGCCGTGATACTGCCCCATTTGAGGTACATATCCCATTTGCAGGGGACATACAAAGGTGGGGCAACCTATCGCCTAAAAACGAGCCGTTCAGACCGTTTGCGGGTATGCCGAAAGGAAATGATTATAACCCGAATGATTGGATAGAGGGATAAATACGCTGAAATAGGCGCACACGCTTTACAAACGCCATACACTATTGATATGATTAGAGAAATTGGTGCAAGCTGCGATAGTGGCGGGTGTACTGATTAGCAAAATATTTTTTGTTGTGTGGTGTATTTTGTGTATATTGCAACCACGCAAAGATTAACATTTACATTCATTGAACTTATTTGTATTAAAATATATGGCGGGGGTATCCTTTCAGGGTAGGTGTTTTTCTTTGCGGATTATCACACCCCCGCTATTTTATTTACCTTCCAAATCCGCAAAATATGGAATATAACATACCCGATAACGGGCTATTACCGACTGTTTCCGATGTACGGGACAACTACAAAACAGGATATATCAAAATATTCCGTTCACTTAAAAATCATTGGATATGGTCTGACGACAAAAAGCTAAAATGGTGGCTTGATATTCTGCTTTCCGTTAACTATTCAGACCAAAAAGTATTAATCAAAGGGCAACTAATTGAGTGCAAAAAAGGGCAAAGTGTGCAGTCATTAGAAACATGGGCAAAGTCGTGGAGAACGACAAAAAAGACCGTTCAGACCTTTTTCAGACTTTTGGAGAAGGATGCAATGTTGACAGTCGAAAACGTGAAATTCACTACACGCATAACTGTCTGTAACTTTGAGAGTTATAACGGAATAGTAAACGCTGACGACTACGGAGTGGAAACGGACAGTAAACGGAGGCTACCCCCAAACAATAAGGGTAATAAAGATAATAAAGAAGATACTAAGTATATATCTGCTGGCGCAGATACAAATATAGATAATTCTAATTGGCTAAATGATAAGCGTAAAATACTCCAAGACAAGATAACGCCATTTTTAGAAAAGTACGGAAAGGAGTTATGTAATGACTTTTACCAATATTGGGGAGAACCACATAAAAAACTTAAACAGATACGATATGAAAGCCAAAAATACTTTGACGTGAATGCAAGACTAAGAACTTTTAAAAACAATGTAAACAAACGAACCACATAACAATTTCAAACCTCAAAACTAAACAAGATGGAAAAGAAAACAGAGTATACACAACAAGCATTCCCTGTTTGCGACATGGAAGTAACGCACAACGGCATGACCCTGCTCGACTACATGGCGGCTAAAATAGCGCAAGGGTATTTAGCTAACCCTGATAACACAACGGAGTTTAGGCGCATGCACCTTACAAACGAAATCGAATACGCTGTTGTCGCCAAAGGAGCTTATGAACAAGCCGCCGCAATGCTCGAAGAAAGGAAGAAGTATATTAATTCGTAAACATATAAAACTAAACAGAAATGAAACTAACATTTGAACAACTAATCGAAGAACACGGACAATGGGCAGATGCTACGTTTCCGAAAGCTACCGCAGAAGGTGCGCTAATCCATGCAATGCGTGAAGCGGATGAGGTTATAAATGACCTAAACAATGGGGCTACTACGGTAGCTGTTAGCTTCGAGGTGGCAGACGTATTAGGTTGCCTGTTTGATGCAGGGCGTAGACATGGAATAGATGCAGTTAAAGTAGCTAAGATGTTGGATATGTTGTGTGAAAGTAATGTTACACTACTGATGGTAAAATGCGCATTTGCTGAAAAACTTGAAATAAACAAATCCCGTAAATGGAAAGATAACGGCGATGGGTCTTATTCACACATTAAATCTCAAACCGCCTAACGGCACAAAACCAAATTTATGAAAGTAACGATAACAGGCAGTAAGCCAAAACCAAAAGACATTAATTGGGACAAACCACAACTTGTAATACACAAGGACAAAACCGTAATTTACACAACGGGCGAACATGACAGAGAAGTATTTTCTGGGTTTGATTTGCATGGGTGCGAACATAGCAAATTGTGGAGCAAAGATGAATTCACCCCACTGCCCCCAAACCAATCCGTTATACTGCAAAATGAGTGAAAAACTAAACTAATATGAAATACACAAGACAAATGAAAAAACGTAGAAAAGAGCGCAAGATGCGCCAAAACGGGGATATGCATGGCTACCCGATAATCCTGTTTACCAAAAAAAGGCGTATGTATGTAAGGCTTTACAAACTTGGGTTTGATTATCCGATCCCGTTCTAAAACTGTAAACCCTATCACAATAAAACTAACCAAATGGCATTTTCTGCTATTCCTTGCCCTATTCCTGACGTTTTAACCCCCTGTTAAGTGTATGGCAAAGGGAGGGGGTATAAATCGGGGCTAAAAACGGCACAGGAATTAATATTGAATAAAATGTAATAACTTTACCTTTGCACCAAACAAAACTTTTTTTGTTCAAAACAGTTTTTATACTTACCTTTACATTTGTTAAATTTTAATGTTATGGCAGGCAGACCAAAAATATATACTCCCGAACTTGGTGAGGAAATTGCCGAAATGATAGCCACAACCTCGCTAAGTTTAAAACGTATTGCGGAAAAATGCGGAATAACTTATTTCACGCTTAGGAGTTGGTATATTGACAAAGAACATCCATTTTCAACCTTGTACGCACGTGCGAAGGAGTTGCAGAAAGAACATATTGCAGAGGAAATAATGGATATAGCGGATGAGGGTGTAAACGACCTTATGACCATATCGAGGGGCGATGAAACATACGAACAGGAAAACAAAGAGGTTGTTAACCGTTCAAAGCTCCGTGTAGATGCCCGTAAATGGCTACTCTCTAAACTTGACCCTAAGAAATACGGCGATAAGATTGAAGTAGAGAACAAGGGCGAAATAACAGTAAAAACTGTTTCATTTGAGTAACTTTACCCCTCAATACAAATTCAGTAAAAAAGGATTTAACCCGCTATTCTGGCACATATGGGATGCGCTCCAAGACCCATCAATACGTTACATCTTTGTAGAGGGTAGTAGCTCGGCGGCTAAGACCTACACGATATGTCAGGCGTTATCCCTGATGGGGTTTCAGTTCAACAAATCCACTATGACATTCAGGCGGCAGCTTGTGGATGTGGTGGATAGTGTCTATTCAGCTTTTAAGATGGCTAATTCAGGTATGCAGCTCGATTACTTTGAGTTTCAGCAGCACTTGATGAAAGGCAAGGATAGCAAAGCGGATATACGTTTCAGGGGCTTAGATGACGATGAGAATATCAAGGGTATTGAGCGGTTCGATTTCGTGTACTTCAATGAGTTCAATCAGTTTGAGGAATACCTATTCGACCAAGCCAAACTAAGGCTAAGGGGTAGACCTAATCAGAAAATCATATGCGACTGGAACCCTGTTAGCGCAAAGCTGTGGCAGTATGAAAACCTGATAGATCCGCAAGAATGGGAGGAATTACCGCTACACATGGAAGGGATAGAGTTCAGCG